CCACGGCAAGGTGTTATGAGTCAAGCTGGCATGCAAGGTCAGATGGGTATGGGCGGGTTTGGCGGTCAAAGACCGTTGCAACAAATGCCAAATCAAAATATTCCAGAGTATGCGCGTCCGTACGCACAACAATTAATGGGCGGCATGAATCAAATGTCCATAGGAAGGCCAAATACGGACTTTGGCCCTGCTCCTGCATTAACACAAGAGCAACAATATCAAAATTATTTAAGCGGCATGTAAAGGAATGTACTAATGACAACGTCCGGCACCTCATCGTTTAATCTTGACCTTTCCGAGTTAGTGGAAGAGGCGTTTGAGCGCTGCGGGAAAGAGCTGCGTACTGGTTATGACCTACGCACGGCGCGTCGCAGTTTAAACCTCCTGACCATTGAGTGGGCAAACCGTGGCATTAACCTCTGGACAATTGAGCAAGGCTCGATCCCGATGGTAACAGGGCAGTCTACATACAACTTGCCTGTTGATACGATTGATCTTTTGGATACTGTGATTCGTACAGGCACAGGACAGGGTCAGACTGACATCAATATCAGTCGTATTTCAGAGTCTACCTACTCAACAATTCCTAACAAACTTGCCCAAGGTCGCCCGATTCAGGTGTGGATCAACCGTCAGTCAGGTGCAGACTACCCCGTGACGGGCGTGAATAATCCTAAGATTGTGGTCTGGCCTACGCCAAATGCCCCGGGCGATCAATATACATTCGTGTACTGGCGTCTTAGACGCATTCAGGACTCTGGCAGTGGTGTGTCTACCCAAGATATTCCTTTCCGCTTTTTGAACTGCATGGTGGCTGGGCTGGCGTTTTACTTGGCATCAAAGCTTCCAGACATGGCACCTGACCGTATTTTGTTTTTGAAGTCTGAATATGAGCAGCAGTTTATGTTGGCGGCGGATGAAGATAGAGAAAAAAGTTCGCTTAGGCTGGTTCCTCGCAATAACTTTTACTAGATCTAAAAATGCCAAGAAAAGACCTAGAAGCTCGAAAAGCTTACGCAAAATCTCAGTATTTAAAAACGAAAGGGTCTTACCTTGCTCGTAGCAAATCTCGTCGCTTAAAATTGCAAGCAGAAAAAGCACTACTACAAAAACCAGAACGTATTTTGTCTCCTTGTAACGTGTGTAATGCAACAAGGGGTTCTGTTGAGTTTCCATCTCGTGGGAATAAAAGCAAGCCCTGTGTAAGCATTTATAACAAAACGTACAGACTGAAAAATGCACAACGTATTGCATCTTCTAAAAAATCTTGGGTTGATCAAAACCAAGAGCGTAAAGCCAATAAAGATCGAGAGTATGCAATCAAAAACCCAGCGGCTAGAAAAGCATCACGGGAAAAGTGGGACAAATCAAATCCCGGTCGAGCGAATGCAGCAAAAACAAAAAATAAGTTAGAAAGGCAGATGCGAGTACCTGCTTGGCTAACAGAAGATGACCAGTGGATAATTGCGCAGGCGTATGAACTGGCAAAAATCCGTACAAGAATGTTTGGCTTTCAGTGGCACGTTGATCATATAATTCCGTTGAAAGGTAGAAAAGTTTCCGGCCTTCATGTGCCAACAAATCTTCAGGTAATTCCGTGGAAGGATAATCTGAGGAAAGGGAGTAGGTTAACCGATGCCCTCTAAATTTGCGTCTGGTAAATATGCGATTTCTCAGTGCGACCGGTGTAACTTCCGGTTTAAGCTCAAGGAACTTAAGGCTCTGACAATTAAAACCAAGAACGTAAACATCTTGGTTTGTAAGGAATGCTGGGAACCAGATCAGCCACAGTTGCAGTTGGGTATGTATCCGGTTAACGACCCACAGGCTGTGCGTAATCCTCGTCCTGATAATAGTTATATTGTTTCAGGCTTAGATGTTGACGGCGACCCGTCTGGTGGTAGTCGAATATTTCAGTGGGGCTGGGCGCCAGTCGGTGGTGCTAGAGATGGTGGTTTGACACCTAATGACTTGATTATCCAAACCCAGCTTGGTACAGTTACAATAGCGGTTACTTAAGGAGTTATCATGTTTAAACGTGGCGCAGATGGCGTAGCAAAGAAAGGCAAAACCGAAGGCAAGAACCTTGGTAACAGCGGCCCAATGGTCGCCGCGATGAAAGGTAAAGGCACTCCCACTTCTAAAGGCGGCAAGACAAATGCTGACATGAAGAAAATGGGTCGTGGTTTGGCTAAAGTGGCTGCTCAAAAACGAGGCTGATATGGCTAAGTACAGTCACAAAATGATGGGTAAAGAGGTTGGCGATGCAAAGGTATACGCTGAACCCCATACCATGACAGGTGAAAAGGTCACTATGAAACCAACTAAACGTCAAGATCCAAACACAATGGCTGCAAAAGACTTTACTTGTTGCGGCCCCGCCATGCGTGTTAGTACTGGAGATCCAGCTCGTGAAAACGTCAAGACTTCCGGCATTAAGATTCGTGGCACAGGCTGCGCAACGAAGGGAACAATGGCTCGTGGGCCAATGGCATAATGAACTACGCTCAACTCTCCGCTACTATTCAGGCTTATTCAGAAAGCGATGAACCACTGTTCGTCGAGAATATCCCCGTCTTTGTTCAAGCGGCAGAGCAGCGTATTTATAATTCTGTTCAGCTCTCGTACCTGCGTAAGAACGTAACGGGTAGTGTCACCCCAAGTAACAAGTATCTTTCTGCCCCAACAGACTTTCTGTCTGTGTATTCGGTCGCAATCATTAAAGCAAACGGGGAATACGAGTACTTGCTAAACAAGGATGTAAACTTTATTCGTCAGGCGTACCCATCGCCTACAGACATAGGTTTGCCAAAGTACTACGCTATTTTTGGCCCCACGACGACAGGTGGCAACCCCCCTGAGCTGACTAACGAAATGTCGTTCCTACTTGGCCCAACACCCGATATTGGGTATTCCGTTGAACTTCATTACTTCTTCTACCCAGAGTCAATTGTGACCGCTGGTACGACTTGGCTTAGTGATAACTTTGACACAGCCTTGCTGTACGGTGCGATGCGAGAAGCGGCTATTTTCCAGCGTCAGGAACCTGATGTCGTAGCAAACTACGAAGCCAAATACCAAGAAACGATGATGTTGCTCAAGCAGTTGGGCGATGGCAAAGAAAGACAAGATGCGTACCGAAGCGGGCAAGTCCGCTATCCGGTTAAATAGGAAATAACATGGCTTTCACCGGCAATTTCCTCTGCGACAGTTTTAACCCGGGGCTTGTTTCCGGTCGGTTTGATTTTGTTTCGCCAACAACAGATACGTACTACATCGCGCTGTACACCAACAACGCTACGCTCGATAGCTCCACAACTGCCTACACAACATCGGGTGAAGTGGTGGCTGCTGGTTACACGGCGGGTGGCAACGTTATTACGCCAACGTACTTTTCAGAGTCAGGTGGCGCGTATATTAGCTTCGCCAACACTTCTTGGACATCTACCCTTACCGCTCGTGGTGCATTGATCTACAAACCCGGCGATAATGGCGCTATCTGTGTTCTTGACTTTGGTGCAGACCGCACATCTACTATAACTTTTACGGTGCAGTTTCCCCCTGCTACAACAGGTTCTGCGCTACTACGGCTTCCTTAAGGGGTTTTAAATGTTGAACCAACACGCAACCATTCAAGACATCATCTCGTCAACGTTAGAGTCCAACAAGACCACTAGCGAAGGCATGCGAGCCGGTGGTGTATTCCACGTACAGTGCTTTGACCAAGACGGCAACCTGAAGTGGGAAGATAAGTCACATAACCTCGTGGTCAATCAAGGCCTCAAGGATATGAACGACAAGTACTTTTCAGGCTCAACCTATACGGCAGCTTGGTACTTGGGTTTAATTACAGGCCCCGGTTCTGGTACAGTATTTGCAGCGGGCGATACACTTGCTTCTCATGCTGGCTGGACAGAGTTTACAGACTACTCCGGAAACCGTGGGGCTATCTCGTTTGGCGCAGCAACTCTAGCTGATCCCTCTGTTATTACAAACGGCACTGCTGTTCAATTTAACATTACGGGCGCAGGCGGTACGGTTGCTGGAGCGTTTTTATGTAGCGTGGCAACAGGCACATCAGGGATTTTATTCTCTGAGTCCGACTTTCAAGCTCCCGGTGATCGCGCTGTAGTGTCGGGTGACGTCTTGAATGTCACGTATTCCTTCTCCCTTGACGCTGCGTAAGGAATAGAAATGGCTACTAAATTCATTAAAGACCAGATCATTAAGGTCAACGCTGTTGTGCCACAAGGCCCGGTCAGAAAGCTTCGCATGGATGAGGACGGTAACTTCTTCTACATGATTGAGTGGATTGACGCCAATGGTCAGGTACAGTCTCGTTGGTTTGCTGAATCTGAATTGACAGAGGTTTAAACGGTGTGTTTGCCGGATCACCTTTTGCTTCCGCTCCCTTTGCCGCATTAAGCGGCAATAGCTTTTTTGTATTCATTCAAGAAAGCGCGACCGCCTCTGACTCCGTATCTGCTCTTGCCTCGTTTGTTTCGTCTATCAGCGAGACTTCAACTACCTCTGATTCTGTCGCGTCCTTAGCCACGCTTCTGGCTAGCATCGCTGAGTCTGCAACAGGCTCTGACACGGTTGTCGCAAACTTTACCACCAACAACACTATTTCTGAGTCTGCGACTGGAAGTGATAC